CAGAAACCTACACATCTAATGGTGGTATTTGGCAGGAAGGAAAACATACTGCCGTTAATTCTTTCGTGAAAGATGAATTCTATTTAGAATATAAGCATCCACGATTGATAAATTCACGTCATGACATGTTTAAATGCGTGTCAGGACCTTTCTTCAAGTTAATTGAGAAAGAGTTGTTTAAATTACCGTGGTTTATCAAGAAAATTCCTGTTGGGGAAAGAGCCGATTATATTATGGATCGGGTGCATACACCAGGAGGTGTATACATAGCAACCGACTACACTGCATTTGAAACACATTTCACTAAAGAAATGATGCATATAGTCGAATTTCAACTTTACAAGTACCTAACACAGAACCTTCCAGGCTGCAACGACTTCTATCGTATGCTGGATTGTATTTCAGGAAATAACAAATTATACTCGCATAATTTTAGTGTCGAGCTAGAGGCAACAAGAATGTCTGGTGAAATGTGCACATCCTTAGGGAATGGCTTTAGTAACCTCATGTTTATGCTTTATGCTTGTCACGTAGCAGGTTCCGATAACGTTATCGGCGTCATCGAAGGTGATGATGGGCTGTTCCGTATAGAAGGGAACGTACCGACAATTGAACTATTCAAAGAAATGGGTCTCACAATTAAATTGGAGATTCACGAACGGCTATCTAGTGCCAGTTTCTGTGGTTTGATTTTCGACGAGGAAGACCGTATTAATATCTCTGACCCCATAAAGGTGTTGTGCTCATTTGGGTGGACAGACAGAAAATACGCAAAAGCTGGACAGAAGAAACTTAATGGTTTACTTCGTTCTAAAGCGCTTAGTCTTCTTCACGAGTACAAGAATGCACCTGTTTTCCAGGCTCTCGCGAGATACGCCCTGAGAGTTACTGAAGGAACGAGAGCCCGCTCAGCAGGCACGTTCAACCTGTATGAGAAAGAACTCATGGAACAAGCTTACAAATTTTATAACGCAAACCATGACCTTCTCTATACTCCAGTCCCATTGAGAACCAGAATACTCATGGAACTGAAATTCGGCTTACCAATATCTATGCAAATACAGATAGAGGAATATTTAGACGGATTAGACACAATCCAGGAATTGGACATACCTTTTGCAGACATTTTTGTCGAGGATGTACATACTGAGGTTTGGGCAAACTTTGTATTGGAGCACGGGATTAAGTTCGGTGACTTCATACGGACCTGACAAGGTTACTACTGGGGTTCTCGGTGTTAGTTCAGTCATTAGACGATACACCTATTTGGAGGAATCGTCTTTACGAAGAAACTACCGAGGAAATTGCAACCCAGCGAAAACAGAAATATGGAAGTCTGTGTGTACGAACTTTTGTTCTTGTTTAATTCCCGCTTCGGCTGATGGAATGCAAGAACGGAGACAGAAAGACACAGGCGCTGGATAAGTACGCTAG